CGGAGCTCGCCCGGAAGTACGGCGTCACAGAGCGATGGGTTCGGCAGCTATGCGGCCCCGGACAGACGGAGGGGCAGATCGAACTTTTTGAGCTGCTGGAAGGCATGACGGGCGCAGACGGGAGCGGCCTCTCTTAGAACTGCTTCATATGTAAACTTCACAGAAAACCCGCTAAAGTAAGAGTAGAAGCTACGCTTCTACTCTTATTTTTTGCCAAAAGGAGGCAGTAAACACATGGACATGAACGTCGTCACCAGCGCAGCGAGCAACGCGCTCGCGAACATCGTCCTCGCCGTGATCGCCCTCGCCGGGGCCTACGCGGTCTACTACATCCGCCTCGCCGGGGCCCAGGTCAAGGCCCAGACGAAGCAGATCGAGGACAAAGCGGCCCGGGAGCTCCTGGAGAACGCCCTCGACGACGTCGTCAACCTCGCCACGGTCTCGGTCAATGCCATGGAGCAGACCACGGCCCAGGCCGTGAGGGACAAGGTCAAGGAGGGCAAGGTCGACCGGGAGGAGCTGCTTGAGCTCGGGCGGAAGGTTTTCCAGGAGGTCAAGAACGCGATCTCGCCCGAGGCCCAGCGGGTCATCACGAAGAACCTCGGCAGCTTCGACGCCTACCTGACGAAGTGCATCGAGGACGCCGTCCTCAAGGTCAAGCGTGGCGACCCCTACCTCACCATCTCCGGGGAGCTGCTGGAAGGCATCCAGGAGGCCCAGACGCCCACGCCCGCCCCCGGGCAGTAAAGGAGGGCGCGCCATGGACACCGTCCAGATCACCGCCCTCATCGGCGCGGTGGCTTCCCTCCTCTGCACCCTTGTCGTGGGGGCGCTCACGTTCTTCCTCAAGAAGACGCTCTCCTCGCTCGAGAAGGCAGACGAGAAGAACGCCGCCAAGATCGCGGAGGTCGAGGATAAGCTCAACGACCTCAAAGCCGACCTTCCGCTTGTCTACGTCACCCGGGAGGACTACATCCGGGTCATGAACAGGGTCGAGGAAAAGCTCGACAAAATCCTTTATTCCAGAGAACGAAAGGAGGAATAGTCCATTATGGCGATCATGGACGAGCTGACGGAGCAGGAAGTCAGCAAGAACAAGGCCATCCGGGGCTACATCATCCGGGCCCTGGCAAAAGGCAATCAGAACACGCTCCTCGTCCGGCAGATCACGAACGCCCTCGTCGCTGACGGTTTGATCTTCTCCCCGGACATCTCGAAACATCTCGAGTATCTCGAGGAGGCGGGGTATATCGTGTTCACCAACCGCGCCGCAAATGCCTACAACGCCTACAGGAAGGACGCGATCATCAAGCTCACAAAGAGGGGGGTCGACCTCCTGGAGAGCACGATCGACGACCCGGGCGTCGATGTCTAAGGGAGAGAGACGCCGGACGCGAGTGAGCTCCACTATCGACCAACTCCCGGATGATGTGCGGGTCGAGCTGGACGCAAGGCTCGCGGACACAGCGAACACCTACGAGGAGCTCTCCGCGTGGCTCAAAGAGCGGGGCTATCAGATCAGCAAGTCCGCGATCGGGCGCTATTCCATCCGCAGCACCCAGGCCGCGCAGCGTGTCGCCGAGACCCTACAGCGCACCCAGGCGATCGCCCAGGCGGTCGAGGCGCACCCCGACCTCGACTACACGAAGGCGGCGTCTATGGTTCTCATGGACGGCCTTATGCAGCGGGTAAGCACAGCGGAGGACGACTTCGCCGAGATGCCGCTCGACAAGGCCGGGCGGCTCATCGCCTCCCTGTCCAGAAATGCCACCTATGAGAAGCGCGTCCGGCAGGAGATGAAGAAGAAGGCCGAGCTCGCCTTTGAACAGCTCGAGGCCGAGCTCATGGCGGCGATCAAGCAGCACCCCGAACTCGTGGGAGAGCTGCACGACGTCCTCTCGAGGGCGAGGGAGAAGGTGCTCTCCGATGCCGATTGATCTCAAGGAATACCTCGAACGGCTCGAGGAGCCGGAAGACCGCGAAGCGGTCGCAAACAGCGAATACCAACGCGAACTATTTGAGGAGTACGTCCAGCGCGGGGACAACTTCCCCCAGCTCCGGGCGCAGCTCCTCGAGGACTTCCGGGGCGGGGCCCCGCTCACAGGCCCGCAAGGGCTACGGAAGCAGCTCGGGGCGATCGACCTCGGCTACTTCGGGCGGGCCTACCTCGCCCACTACTTCGTGAGGCCCTCGCCCCCGTTTCACGAGGAGCTCGACCGCATCTTCCGTGACGGCGTCATGAAGGGGATGAACCCCCTCACGGACGCGAAGGCGATCAGCCGGGCAAACGGATGCCGGAGAGCGGTCGAGGCTCCTCGAGGCCACGCAAAGAGTACGACCTTCACCTTCAAGGACTCGCTGCACTCCTCCGTCTACGGCTACAAGCACTACGAGATTATCCTCTCGGACAGCTCGGAACAGGCCGAGGGCTTCCTCAACGACCTCAAGACGGAGCTCGAGGAGAACGCGGCGCTCCGGGAGGACTTCGGGGAGCTCAAGGGCCGGGTCTGGAAGGCGTCGGTCATCCTCCTCTCGAACGGCGTCAAGATCGAGGCGCTGGGCGCGGGGAAGAAGATCAGAGGCCGACGCCACAAACAATGGCGTCCCGACCTCATCCTATGCGACGATCTCGAGAACGACGAGAACGTCAACACGCCGGAGCAGCGGAAGAAGCTCCGGGACTGGTTCTATAAGGCCGTGAGTAAGGCGGGCGACACCTACACGGACATCGTTTATATAGGGACGCTCCTCCACTACGACGCCCTCCTCGCCAACGTGGCGAAGAACCCCGAGTATGTGACGGCCCGTTACAAGGGCGTCATCTCCTTCGCCACCCATACGGAACTATGGGAGGCGTGGGAGCGCATCTACACCGACCTCGAGAACCCGGCGCACCAACAGGACGCCGAGGCGTTCTTCAAGGCCAACGAGGCCGAGATGCTGGAAGGCACGGCGGTCTTGTGGGAGGAGAAGCTCCCCTACTATGCCCTTATGGTTATGAGAATATCCGAGGGCGAGGCGTCCTTCTCCTCCGAAATCCAGAACGAGCCCATCGACCCCGAGAATTGCGCCTTCGCCGAGGAGTGGTTCGACTACTATGACGACGACGGGAAGACCGTCCCGGACTTCTCCGAGTCGCGGTTCATCTTCGTGGGGGCGAACGACCCCTCCCTGGGGAAGAACCGCAAGAGCGACACCTCGGCGATCATCGGCATCGCGAAGGACACCTCCTCGGGCTATCTCTACGTCGTGATCGCCGACATAGCGAAGCGGAAGCCGGACAAGATCATCGACGACGCCCTGGGCGACTCCCGGAGGCTCCGGCGCGAGTACAAGAAGCCCTTCTACAAGTTCGGCGTCGAAGCGGTTCAATTTCAATACTATTTTGCCGAGATCATGCGGCAGCGGGCGGCGGAGTGCGGAGAGTATCTCCCCATCGAGGAGATCAACAGCGTCCAGAACAAAGACGCCCGCATCCAGAGCTTGCAGCCGTTCGTCAAGAATGGCTATCTCAAGTTTTCCAAGAAACACAAGACACTCATCGACCAGATGCTCAAGTACCCCATGGGGAAGAACGACGACGCGCCCGACGCCTTGCAGATGGCGGTCGCGCTGGCCCTCTCCGTGAAGGTGGGGCGGAAGGTCGACTATAAATCAGTTTTAGGCCGCGCCGTGAAGTTCCGGCGCGGGGCCTACTAAGGAGGCGGGGCCATGTCAAGGAAGACCAACAGGCGGCGACAGAACAGGCAGCAAGCGCCCCCGCAGCACCGCCCGGACACCCGGGAAGTCGCCGTCGCCCAGGTAACGGACAAATACAGCGACTACCCCTCGAACGGGCTCACCCCCGTCAAGCTCGCCGAGATATTCAAGGAGGCCGACGCGGGCGACATTCTCCGGCAAGCGGAGCTCTTTGAGGAGATGGAGGAGAAAGACCCGCATCTCTTTTCGCAGCTCCAAACCCGGAAGAACGCGGTCACGGGCCTGGACTTCGAGATCATCCCCTTCGACTCCGACGACGAGAGGGACAAGGAGATCGCGGAGTTCGTTGAGGCGCAGATCAACGGCATCGAGGGGCTCGAGGACATCATGCTTGACCTCCTGGACGCGATCGGGAAGGGCTTCGCCGTCTCTGAAATTATGTGGGCCTATGAGGCCGGGCGGGTCGTTGTGAGCGACATCCGCTCCCGCTATCAGAAGCGTTTCTTCTGGGACAGCGAGGACGCCTTCCGGGTCAGGACGGACGAAGCTCCCGAGGGGATGGAGCTCCCGAAGAACAAGTTCATCCTCCACCGCTACAAGGCCCGCAGCGGGCACCCGTCCCGGGCCGGAGTCCTCCGCGTGGTCGCCTGGATGTACCTGTTCAAGAACTACACCCTCAAGGACTGGGTCGCGTTCTGTGAAGTCTACGGGATGCCGCTCCGCCTGGGCAAGTATCAGCCGGGGGCCAGTGAGGACGACAAGCGGGCCCTCATGCAAGCCCTCGCCCAGATCGGCGCGGACGCGGCGGGCATTTTCCCGGACGGGACGACGATCGAGTTCGTGAACACCGAGAAGGCGAGCTCGACCGACCTCTA